AGGGGGGAGTGAAACGCTCCTCCTTTTTTTATTTAAGGAGTGATTTTATTGGAAAAGATTATTAAAAGAACAATCTCCTTAACGGCTAAAAAGAGAGATAGTAGAAACAAATTATTTGAGGAATTTTACTCTCATGACAAGAACAACGCAGTTTTTGAATTTACGGTAGAAAATGGAATTCCTACCGAAGATATTATTGTATTGTTCCATTTTAAAAGAACAAATCGTCATCTAGAAGTAAGAGGTAGAGTCGATAACGATAAAATTATCGTTAATTTTGATACGAGTTTGATTATCAAAGATGAACAAGTGGCTGGTTATATTTATTACGAAAATGGCGACAAATCTAATGATGTGTACCGTTTCATGTTTGATGTACATGTATCTGAAATTGATAAAGAACACGATTTACCAGTTATGGAACAAGAAAGTAAAAGAATTGTTCCATTGACGGATATTGTCACAAAATCAGAAATCACTGAATTACTGAAGAAGATTGTTGCTAATGAGAAATTGTATGACGATACCGAAATCAAGCAACAAATTGACTTGAAAGCAGATAAAGAAGCCGTTCAAGCAATTTCAAGCAAAGTAGAAGCACTGGAAACAAAAGCGGATAATGACACTGTTTATAACGATAGTGAATTACGTGAGAAGATTGCTACTAAAGCTGATACTCAATCAGTAGAAGCAATTGCTAAACGAGTTGAAACGTTAGAGAACAAGCCTGACAACGATACGATTTATAACGATACTGAATTAAGAGAGAAGATTGAATCGAAGGCAGATAAAGAAGCATTATTACAATATTTGCCAAAAAGTGAATTAACTCCAATTAGTGAAAAAGTCGAGTCGATAGAAAGCAATATCGGAAGAATGGCTACACAACAGCAATTAGAAAGCTATGTATCTAAAAACGAATTGGAACAGAAAGGATATTTAACGAGTCAAGAAGCTCATAACGAGTATGCACTCAAAAGTGAAATTCCAGTTGTTCCTAATTTAGATACAATCAACGAAAAAATTCGATTATTGGAAGAAAAACCACCAATCGACTTATCGTATTTAGCAACAAAGAAAGAGATTGAAGATAGTCACTATCTGACTGAACACCAAAGTTTAGAGGGGGTTGTAACAAAATCTGAATTGGAACAAAAGGGCTATTTAACGGCTCATCAATCACTAGAAGACTACTCAAAGAAAAATGAATTAGATCGAGTTACTGAAAGAGTACAGAGCTTAGAAGCTAGACCACAAGTTGATACTTCAAAACTAGTTTCTAAAGAAGAATTGGAGCAAAAAAACTACCTAACAACTCACCAATCACTAGAAAATATGGTTACTAAAGCAGAATTAGAAGCAAAAGGCTATTTAACTAATCATCAAGATTTGTCAGAATACGCAAAAAAAGCTGAAATTCCACCACAATTTGATAGTAAACCACTTACTGACCGTATTGATTTACTGGAAAGTAAAGCTATTGCTAATGGTGCATACAACGATAAACCACTACTAGATAAAATCCATGAAGTACAAGAAAGCTTAAAAGGCTTTATCACTCAAAGTAGTAGATATCTGACGGAACACCAATCTTTAGCTCATCTAGTAACCAAAGATGAACTTGAAAGCAAGGGCTACATTACTAATCATCAATCATTGGAGCATTTAGTAACAAAAGATGAGTTAGAAGCCAAAGGCTACTTGAAAACTCATCAATCATTAGAGAATTTAGTAACTAAAGATGAGTTAGCCGATAAAGGCTATTTAACAACTCATCAAGACATTTCAGGCTTAGTAACGAAACAAGAATTGGAAGATAAACACTATCTTACAACTCATCAAGATGTTAGTAATCTAGCCACTAATGCAAAAGTTGAAGCAGTAGAAAATCGAGTACAAACGCTTGAAAACAAGCCACCAGTCGATTTAAGCAACTTAGCCACAAAAGAAGAGTTAGAAGTCGTTCGTAACAGTCAACCGAAAATTGATACTTCAAATCTAGTAACAAAACAAGAGTTAGAAGATAAGCATTATTTACAAGAACACCAATCACTAGCTAATTTAGTAACTAAAGATGAGTTAGAAGCAAAAGGCTATCTTAATGCTCATCAATCTTTAGAAAACGTGGTTACAAAAGTTGAACTGGAGCAGAAAGGATACTTAACTAACCATCAAGATATCTCAAATCTTGCGACTAATTCAAAAGTGTCTGAGGTTGAAAATCGAGTAAATACGCTTGAAAATGCTGGATTTTTAAAAGTTCATCAAGATTTATCTAGTTATGCAACAAAAGAAGAAGTGTCTAAAAAGGTAGATAAAGAAGTTTTTGATGTACTGAAACAAGATGTTGTAACTCATACCGAATTAGTAAATAGAAACTACTTAACTGAACACCAAAGTTTAGAGGGGCTTGTAACAAAAGCAGAATTAGAGCAAAAAGGCTATTTAACTCACCATCAAGATATTTCAAATCTTGTTACTAATGACAAGTTAGAAGCTAAGCATTATCTTACTGAACACCAATCGATATCTCATCTTGTATCCAAAGATGAATTAGCTAGTAAAGGTTATTTAACTACTCACCAATCTTTATCTGAATATGCTAGAAAATCAGAGCTACCTCAACCGTATAATGATACTGAAATTAGAGGACAAATTGCATCTAAAGCAAGCAATCAAACGGTTGACTCGTTAACAAATAGAGTTAGAGCTTTGGAAATCAAACCTGATAAAGATACCGTTTATAACGATACAGAGGTCAAACGAGATATAGCCAATCTCAAAAACAACAGCGTAACAAAATCAGAATTAGCAAGCAAAGGTTATCTAACTAGCCACCAATCACTAGCAAGTTACGCTTTGAAATCAGAATTACCACCACAATACAACGATAGTGAGTTAAGAGGTAAAATCTCTAATATTGAAACCAACGCCGTCACAAAAAACGAGTTAGCACAAAAGGGCTATTTAACAGCTCATCAAAGTTTAGCTAATTTAGTAACAAAACAGGAGTTAGAAAGCAAAAGATATTTAACTACTCACCAATCTTTATCTGAATATGCTAGAAAGTCAGAGCTACCTCAACCGTATAACGATACAGAGGTCAAACGAGATATTGCAAATCTGAAAAATAACAGCGTAACAAAATCAGAATTGGCAAGCAAAGGTTATCTAACTAGCCACCAATCATTAGCAAACCATGCGTTGAAATCAGAGTTAAACAATATTCCAGTTTATAGACTCGCTAGAGGAGATATTGGGGGGTCAGGAAATGGTGGAACAGCAACAATTAATACAAGTTATATCATTAATCCATCAGGTATAAAAGTTGGAGATATTGTACAAGATATCTTTTTAAATAATGGTGGTACTGAGGAGGGTTATTGGGAAGTTACAGCAGTTAACGGCAGTACGGTATCGTTAAAAGGAATAGGTATGAGGTATTTAACTTCTTACGCTAATATCAACCGTAGACTTTCCAGTCTAGAAAGCAGACCAACGTTTGATACTTTAACGCCTAGCCAAAGAAACTCGCTTAAGGGTGAAAAAGGAGAAAAAGGAGATAGAGGTCTTCCAGGAGAAAAAGGTAGAGATGGTGTAGCCGGTGAAAATATCATTAACCAACAAAATAGACAAGCTTTGAAGTATTGGTATGGTTCAAAAGCTCAATACAACGCAATCAGATATAAAGATGCAAGTACAATTTATGATGTATACGAATAGGAGGAATTTAGATGGTAAATATTATTAATCAAAACATTTTTAACGGAATTGCTGGAGCTAGACCAAGTTACGCTCCTGTTTATTACATTCTACACAACGATGCAGGGAGTATGTCTGCAGAAAGTTATATTGGTTGGTTACAGCAACGTTATGACAATGGAGAATCAGAACGAGGTTTTGCTCATTACTACATCGACAGAAATAGTATAGCTAGAGTAGAAGAGACTTTTAACGGAACCTGGAGCTGCGCTAACTATAACGCAAACATGAATTCGTTAGGATATGAAGTTTGTCAGCAATTCAATACAAGTGATGAAGAATTTATTGAGAACGAAAATGTGGTGCTGATGCAAATGGCGGAAGATATGCTTTATTATGGAGCTACACCGAATTATGACAATATTAAGTTCCATAACGAATTCAGTTCAACTTCTTGTCCAGCACGATCATTACAATTGCACGGTGGAGATAACGATAGTTTGAGAGATTATGTAATTGAAAAAATCAAGTATTACCAATCGTTAGGAAGCACAGTACAAGAAATGCTTGATAATGATACACCGCAAGAAATTGGTTGGGTGAAATCAATTAACGGTTGGCAGTATCGAGATGAAAATGGACTTGTTAAAAACGATTGGAAACAAGTAGAAGACAAGTGGTATCGTTTTGACAACAATGGATATACTATTGCAAATGATTGGTTTGAAAATCCAGCAAATGAAAAATGGTATTGGTTGCATCCAGATGGAGCAATGGCAAAAGGTTGGCAATTAATTGATGAAAAATGGTACTTCTTCAATGAAGATGGCGAAATGGTAGAAGGCTGGCTTCAATATAAAGATAAAGTCTATTACTTAAAAGCCAACGATGGCGACATGGTAAGCCGTGAATGCCGTAATATTGATGGAGCATGGTACTACTTCAATGAAAATGGCGAGCGTTTAGAAAAAGCCAATATTACAGTGGACGCAAACGGCACAATCCACTTTTAATTAAATAATGTGTTTATAATCTTGACTAAACCCTGTCCGCTATATTGTGGACAGGGTTATTTTTTTGCAAAAAAGTTTGATTTTTTAAGAAAAAAGGTTGCGTTACACGGTCACCCGTGGTATAATAAAGACAGTTAAGGGAGGTGAAACAAATGGATGAGAAAACAACAACAATTATAACAACTCTAGTATCAGTAATTGGACTTGCAGTAGCAATTTCAAAAGAAACTAGAGAGTGGTACAAAGCCACAAAAAAAGAAAAACGTCAACCGCAACCGTCTAGAAAACATCGCAGATAACGTTTTTCAATAGCATGAGGGGAAGGATAACTTCCCTCCCCTCAATTATATATTAATTGAAAGGAGAACTCAACATGAAACCATTAATCTTACTTATATTAGTTTTTGTAATTATAAAATACGCAGGAGGAGATGAAAAATGATAGCAAATGTAAAATTGATTGAAGCAGTGCTTCAAAAATATACAGCCTACAAGATAGGTAAAGAAACAGGCATTAGTTACAGCACGGTAAATGATTGGAAAAAAGGAATAACAAGCGTATATAGTATGAAATTAGAATACGCAATTAAATTAACAGAATTTGCTTTAAAAGAAAATATTGAGGAAGAAGGAAAATAAAATGCAAAAATTATTTATTCATATCGACGAAACAAAACAATCTAGTTATCAATTAACACAATTAATCAAATCTTCGATGGTGAATGATTATTTCTGTTTTGATACTTATCAAGACTTAGCTGAATTTATTAGAAGTTATTGTTTCAATGAAAATCATGAATTTGAATCCAACGTTCCTTTTGATACACGTTTTGAAGAATTCGAATCAAATCCAGAAGATGATGACGCTTATAATACATTTTACGAAAGTCTAACTGAAAAAGATTTTAAAGAAATCTGTGAAGATTATAAAGATGATTTTAAAATTAATTACATTGAATTTGATGTAGATGATGAAATTAAATATTTTAAACAATCAACTAAAGATGCATTAGCAAAATATTCAGATTACGAACAACGTGCCATTGTTTTAAACTTCTTAGATGTTACTTACAATCAACTTGAATCAGAAGTAGTTGAAATGTTAGAAAGTGATGAAGTAGAGTTTGCAACAATAGATAATAAAGAACAATTTAGATATTAATTTCTTTGCCCCTTTTTTGCCCCTTTTTATCAATGTTACCCATAAAAACTTCGTAATAGCAAAGTTTTTATGGGTAT